ACTCGAAGCGAAAGGCAGGAAAATGAAGGCAATTATTCTCGTATTGGCGCTAGCCGCCCCACTTGTTGCCCAGACGAAAGCACCAGAACTAACTTCTACTGAAAAGTTTGCAATTTCTTCAATTATGGAGAAACAAGCCAAAATATCCGAGGAGACCAAAGCCCTCAACCAAGCTGCACAAGCTGTGGTTGCCGATATTGCTGTAACCCATCCTGGATATCATTTGGACGCCAATACCATGCAGCTTGTGAAGGAAACTCCGAAAGCTTCGTTACCTCCTGCCAAGCTAGGCCCCAACGTCGGGCATTGCGCTGATGGAACTGTCACTACAGGAGACTGCCCGGTGAAGGACGCGCCAAAGGAAGTAAAGAAGTGAAGCTGACGGCCAAGAAACGCAATTCGCTTCCCACAAGCGACTTTGCTGTCGGCAACCGTAAATACCCTGTTGAGAACGAATCCCACGCCAGAAATGCTTTATCGAGAGTAGCTGTGTACGGAACTCCAGAAGAGAAAGCTGAGGTACGCAAGAAGGTGTCTCAGAAGTTCCCAGGGATCAAGTAATGCCCCTCACGCAACAGCAGCATGTTTTCGTCCGCGAATACTTAAAGAATGGAATGAATGCTACAACTGCGGCTATATCAGCAGGTTACAGCGAAAAGACTGCTGCTTCTCAAGGTGGCCGCCTGTTGAAACATGTTGAGATCCAACCTCTTATTGCACAGAAGACAGAAGCGGTGTTAGCCAAGCTCGACTTTGGTGTGGAAAGAACGTTGAATGAAGTCGCTCGGCTGGCCTTCATGGACGCACGGAAGATGTTCGAATCGGACGGCTCTGGCTTAGAAGTAACGGAATTGTTTGAAGGCGATGGAGAGCAGAAGCACGCTTACGGACTCCTGAAGAAGGTAAGACTTTCAGATAAGGGCTCAGCACTCGATAAGCTGATGCGTTACCACTCTCTTTACAGAGACAAGTTTGAACACACTGGGGTTGATGGTGGTCCCATTCAGTTCACCGTAACAAGAGCAGGACAAAAGGAGTAACACAATGGCAGACGAAACAGTAGCACAGCCCACGGTACAGGCCGTCCCTGTCGCGCATCCGGCGACTCCTGTTACCGCCGCAGTTTCCCAACCCGTAACACTCAAGGCTTCAGCAATTGAGCCTTTGAAGCAGGTGAAGGATGAGAATGCCTCAGACCTTCCCTACCACAACAAGGCGACAGAGAAGATTGCTGTTGATCGTGCCAAAGAAGTTGAGACCGACAAGCCCTATGAATACAAGGCCAACGGCTATACGGTAACCGAGAAGGATGCCGTCGTTGCCGAAGGTGCTGACCCGGCCAAGACCTACGTTGTGACTGCGGATGGGTTCGAGCATGGCTTCGCAGACAAGCGTTCTGCGGAGATTTACGTTACAACCCACGCGCCGTTTATCAAGTTGTAGGACCAATCAGCCATTTTCCGGCTAATAATGACACCGACTCTCGGGCTGGAACCAAAACATAGCGAACTAGCCCGAGAATTGGTCTAACCATAAGCCAAAAGGATCATCAATGCTAGTAGGTGGAGCTCCAGTAGGACCTAACGACTCATGGCTAGTCCGCAATCATGTATTTCTTGAGATGGTTGCGATGGTTGTTACCGGCTTAGTACTTGGGCTGCTGGCCTGCAGGTAGCGATCCTTGCACGACATACACCTTCAGCCAAAGCAGGGCGATCTCCTAGACCTAATCGAACACTCAGAAGCCACGGTAATCGGAGTGGGTGGTGGGCGAGGCGCAGCAAAGTCAGGCGGTGCAGACAGGGTAGCTTTGGTGCTGATGATCGACCAGCCAGGGTCACTGAGTTGCTTGGTGATGCGGAATAACGATCAGGTTCGCAAGTACCACATGGAGACAATTACTAGAGATTTTCCCGTTCTGGAAGACTACCTCCACAAGACGCACCAGAAGATACTGCTTCCTGTAGCAAACACGACTTCAGAGTTGACGTTCAGCTATGCGGAAAACCTTGAGGACGTAAAGCGTCGGTTCCGTTCTGGTAATTATCGGTACATCTTCATCGATCAGGCTGAACAGTTTACATGGGAAGAGCTCAGTGAGATCATGCTGGCGAACAGGTCAAAGGGCGCTCACAAGGCTAAGACAATCCTGCTATTCAACATGGGTGGGATCGGGATACAGGATCTTAGAAACAGGTTTGGGCCGGTAAAGAAGTTCAACGAGAATGAGCGGCCGGAAGATTACACCTTTCTTCATGTGTTCCCGCAGGACAATGTGGAGTGGTCAAGATCGGAGCTGGAGCTAGATGGACTCACCGAAGACGATTACTACGCTTGGACAGACACTGAGCGATTCGATTACTTCACCCAGCGCTCAGCCTATGGACGAAAACTCAACGCGCTTGATGATGCTACAAGAGCGCGAGATCTTCTGGGATCCTGGGAGTCTCTTGAGGGTGCCTATTTTGGGCGCGTCTTCGATTATCGAGCCACCATGGTGGCAGCTGAAGTAGCTGAAGCCATCATTAGACCGTGGGACCAGCGCTGGATAAGCACTGACTGGGGCAAGACACACTACTGTTCTACCCATTGGCATGGCAAGTCCTTACTAAGCCCCAAGGAAGTCAAGCAGTGGCTAGGCTGGGACGTTCCGCGCGCCTTACATGTTGTCAGCACGTACCGCAGAATGATTGTGAATGAGCAGACCTCAATCCAGATGGCTAAAGGATTGGTTCTGGCTACACCAGTTCATGAGCGCGAGAAGATCAAGCGCTACCCATTCAGCCCGGAGCAGTTTGGTGAACGAGATTCAGAAGACACCGTCCCCATCATCATTGGCCGAGAGCTAAGCAAATTTGGGATGCCTTGGCCGGAAGAAGCAGACAACAGCCGTAAGCCTGGATGGTTGCTGATGCATACGCTGCTGAACAATACAAGGATTTGGGCAACACCTGCTGACAAAAGAACCGCAGAGATGGAAGCTGAGGCCGGCGATACGGTCTGGATCATATCTTCGGAGTGCCCTGAGGCGTTAGAGACGATCCCAGTTCTGATGCGGAACGTCAAGGATCTGGATGATGTTGTCAAGACGGATAAGGGCCAGGCAGTGCTGGCAATGGACGTTGCCGACGACCTGAGATATGGGCTTCAGTCAATGCTTGGGTCTGGGCATAAGCCTGAGAAGGTCAAGCATGGTGAGACTTTGATGGAGATGTACAAGAAAACGGGATACTCGCAGGAAATGATGATGAAAGAGATTAGCTTTCGTGCGATGCAGGGCAAGAATGAGTTCAGTGTGAGCGGGAGGCGAAGGTGATTCGAGAGATTTGGGAATCGCTTAAGCGATGGTGGTGCGCTGATCTGTTGGATAAAGTTGACGCACTAGACCTGACCGAGCCCGCGCTAAAGTTCCATGGGGTTCCCTCTATCCCAGTTGAGAAGGAGTTTCTTCATCAGCTCGAAACATTCGCTGTCACTTCAAAGCCCCGGCACATCCCTTGGAGCCGTCGCAAGAAAGAATTAGAAGCAGACGCCCGTCAGAAACGCAGGGCAAGAGAAGAGTTTAGGGAGCAAGCATGACACGATTCTGGATATGGGCATGGAAAGCTTGGTGCACAATGCGTGGGATCGACCCACTGGAGCACGCTATAAACTGCCAGCTAAAGCGCGATGGATATAGCCGCGAGGCTGAACTTAGAGAATTGCTTGGAGCGCGTCGTGAACAATCTTAGAGGCATCATGAAGCAGAAGACGATGGGCAGTGGAGTTCAGGCAAAGCCCGCGCCTGGGATGAGTTCGTTCATGAACCAGCCTGATTCAAGTGCTCCGGCACCTATGGGCGGCTTGCTGAAGAAAAAGAAGGCTATACCTGAAATCAAGCCACTTCCAAACTTGATGAAGAGGCTGACGGGTAAGTGAGCTATACCGAGTCTGCAGTTGAAGAGCCGGAAGACGCAGAAACCCCGGCCTCTCTTGATGACGATGTAGAGCTTCAGAACGAAGTCTTATCGAAGATCAAGACTGCCAACGAAAAGGGCAAGTGGAACAGCCTTGCAATCACCGGGAACGCGCGGGATCAAAGGCTCTACTTCAAGGGCATCCAGCAGTTTTACTTTAGCGAGGACCGCGAAGACGTTATCTTCCAAAGTGGGGATGATGACGATTCGCCGTATGACCGCACGTTCAACATCTTCCAAGGCTATGGCAAGATCTTCCAAGCTACGTTCATGGGAGCTCGTCCCAAGGTTAGGGCTGAGGCAGACGACCCATTTGATTTCACCAGCATTAGAAACACCGCGAAGGCCCAGACATACGAGCGTGTCTACCGGAAATACAATGACACGCCGACTCAGCAATTAGAGACAAGCCGACTTCTGTGGACGGATGGACGGGTCATTAGCCGCACCGAGTCCCGCAATGGTAAGGAAATCACGACTTTCTGGGGCATCCTTGAGTCAAGATTGCCGATTACTGCCAAGGATGATATCGAGGTTCCACTCAAGAACTGCGCTCTTATTGAACTTGAGGATGAATACCCCATCGTTCAGATGAAGAAAGAGTA